CACCCATTTCACCTTCAGCACCTGGCTCACCTGCTGGTGCGACTCCCGCTGGGGCTGCGCCCATGGCTTCTTCGCCAACAGCCATTTCTTGTTCTTCTTCTTCGTCACCTTCGATACCTGGCCATTCTACATCCACGATATCAAATTTATCTTTCATCTTGAATAAGACTTCCGCTATTTCTGGCGAAGAATTTTCTTCGTCTTCATCTTCGTCTGCGCCAGCTAATAATGCGGCCAGTTCTTTTTCGAATTCTTCAGCCTGTTCGTTTCGCACGTACACTTTAACCATATTGCCGTCTTCATCTTCAAGACCAAAAGCGGTAGTATCGTCATTCTGTTCTGCTTTCTTTGAGGCTGCATCTATGCGCGAAAGAACGTCTGAAGCGTCAAAATCTGTGGTACCAAGGTCAACACCAAGGGATTCTTTCATATTCATGATGCGGCGCATCATCTTTCCCTGTTTTTTCTTAGATTTCTTTTGATCGATTATTCCACCCTTGAATAAAGAGCCTGGAACAGAGGCGACACTATGTGCACTTGTAACGGCTGCTGGTGCTGCTGCGGCCATTTCCTTGATAACATTTTGTAGTAAAGACATAGAAATTTCCTATTTTCAGATAGTTTAATGTATTTATACGTCTTTGATTATAGGTGGTGTTTTTATGGGTATGGAGCTAAAAATCCCCAGAATAGGGGATTTTTCGATTTTAAAGCTAAATGATTGAATATTCTGCTTGTGGTGCGTCTGTTTGTGGTACATCTTCAGTTTCAGGCACTGTTTCATCCGTTGCTTCTTCCGCTACCTTAGCAGCTTCTTCCGCTACCTTAGCAGCTTCTTCTTCCGCTGCGACATGTTCACGAACCTTTCCGATGATCTGACGGGACAAAGTTTCTTTGGCAGCCTGAAGAATTGTCAATTCGTCATGAACGCCAGCTTCCTTTCTGTTCCAGTCATTATAAACCGCGACAAGCGATCTAACTTCGTCTGACAATGATTCTACGGCATATGGTTTTCCGTCGATGTTTAATACTGAAATATCTGTTACTTTTTGCATGTTATTCTCCTATAGTTATTTTATTATGCAGGTTTGTTCTATTTATTACTACGAAAAACTACTGAGCATACTAGCCAGTTTGTCACCTGTTGGTTTATCAGAATCGATAGGTTCTTCTTCTTTTTTGTTAAAAGTTAGTGGTTTTGAATCATCATCTTCATTAAGGATCCTTAGATGCTTCGGGTCCCATTTCAAATGTACCTGTTTTCCAAGACCGTCACTATTTCTGGTCTTCTGAAAGATGAAAATAATTTTACCCATCGCACGCATTTCTTCAGTGAAGATAATTGACCAGTATACATCCGCGACGTTAATTTTACTAATACCGCCTGCGATCTGTCCATGGTGATGGTCTGTTGCGTTTACCGCACTTCTGTTTAACTGGGAAGCGGTAGCGGCGAACATATCATAATCAACCGCAATTTGGCGTAACTGTTCAGAACTTCTCTTATCTTTTTCAAAAACGTTATCAGCTGATACGTGCTCATTTGGTGCCATGTTGTCGAGGTAATCCACGATCAATAAATCTGGATACATATCATAATGTAAATTAAATTCTTTCAAGTATGAACGAATTTGGTTTGAGGTAGTTGCAGAGGGCATTTGAATAACGTCCAATATGCCAGCGTTTTTGCCTGAGCGTTTCACACCATTGGTGATCTCATCAGTGTGGTCTTTCCAGATTCGACGACCTATACCAGTGAACATGGTATCAAATCTTTGAGCGACAATATCTTCAGATAATTCTAAGGAAATATAAAGCACGTTCAGACCATTGTTAACAAAATTAAATGCAAGGTTTGCTAACGTGATCGACTTACCACCGCCAGAGTTGGCAGATACCAACAATAATTCTTTTCTGGAAATACCGCCAAATAGTGCATCATCGACCCCATCCCAATTGGTTGGAGAAGTAGGATCTTCTTCTAACATTCGTCGTAAACGATCATCCACGGTTTCAAAATAGCGCAAACCTAAGTTATTGTGTAAGGACACAGTGACCGCTTCTTTAACCATTTCTTCTGCTTCTGCGTACTTCCCTTCTTGAATCATTTTGGGCAAAGCCAAAGACGCTTTCTTCATTGCGGCATGCTTGCAGAATTTTTCTATTTCATCCGAACAATATTTTACCTCGTCTGGTTTAATATCATACGTTTCAAATTTTTGTGAGGTTTCCGCTTCTATTTGTAGCGGACTAGGGGTAGAGCTATATTCACCATAATATTGTTTTATAAACTCTACAGAATTTCTAAATTCTGGATCAAAATAAGCATGATCCACAATGTTTTGACACAATGCGAACGTGTCAGGTGACGAAATTAAAAATTCTATTAATAATTTTTGTTTTTTACTATCCATTTATTCTCTTTATTTTTATATTTTATATTTTATGATTCTAATACTACACGAATAGGTGGGTATGTTTCCTCTATTACATCTTGTTGTGCAAAGAATTCACCCGAATCGTATAAAAGTGCAAAAATGTTTTCAGTTGCTGTTATGTCAAACACGTCAATATATTTGTTAGTGACTTTATCGACCACATCAAAGGGTGAATTTGCAAAAAGAATATACACTTCATCTTCTTGAATATCCCTAAGTGTTGCACTTAGTGGTGAACAAGTATCATCGGGAAATTTTATTCCTGTAAATCTAAAGGTTGAACCTGAACCTACAGTCTCATCAAACATCTCTGGAATAATACCATCGAAACTTCTAATAGTGTATGTCTTGCCTTTTATTACCACTTTATTGAAGTCAGACCACGGTGAATTCGTATCAAGAATGTTAACATTAACATCCGCGTAGGTGTGTTCTACGGTGGTGTTTTGCGTTGTAGTATATGAAGCTACAAGCTCAACACTTTCGCATTCACCAACGGTTGAAATTCTTGTAGCAATTGCAATTTCACCAAGATTAGAAATCTGTTGTAAAGCCGTGTCTGAGATATCTACAACCCGTGTAAATGGTTTCAAAAGATCAGGATCTGATTGTCTTGCTACCATTTGTGCTAGGCCAGCCCAAGAACGATCGAATGTTAAAACTATATTGTTTTCATCAACCACGGTGGTATCAGTTGGGATAATTTCTTCGATGTTGTCTGGATCGCCTTCTATTGGTATGTTAACAAATACGGAAATAGAAGGGAAAGTTCCAAGATTATGTTCAACTAACCACGTTTCACGAGCAATCGTTTGTGTGTGGTTGTATAAAACTTTACGCTGGCGCCAATCATCCAAACCAAGCACACCATCTGCTCTACTTGCTCGAATGTAATCGGGAAGGACTTGCGTTTGAAACAACTTCCCACGACAACCATGCGTAATAGTACATCGCTGAATCTTTTCAAGACCTTCAACGTTGCGTTTGAATTCCCTTTCACGCTTACACACATCACATTTATAAACTACGATTGACATCCTATATCCTTATTATACTAAAGCTATTCCTGAAGTGTTTTGACGATACTGCTTATCCAACTGTTGAGAAATATTAACAACTTCTGCCATAATGTCTTTTTTATAATACTTAATGGTAGATTCAGTCTTGTTCTCTGGATCGGCGGCGCAAACCATAAACGGAACCATGTTTATTTGAACCTGGCCGTCCGCCAGTTGTTGCATCATTAGCGCCCTTGGATCTTCAAGAATATAATGATCATCATTATCTTCTTTTACCTTAGAAACTATTTCTTCGCCGATTGTTGTTTTTATTGCTATAATATCTAATACTCCTGACATTATTATCTCCTATTTATTGTTTTTGTTTTAGTTTTATAACCTAATATACATGGCATACAGGTCGATGGGTATTAATATAAGGAATTGTGTTAGAAGGGCATTATCTTTAATCTTCCATGCAAAAAACCCCCAAATTACATGGGCAATTAAAAATCCCATATAAGTTATAGGCATAAGGGATGCCGCGATAGAGACTGACAGAACTATAGCAGTCACCAATATGAAGGCGTTCGCCACCCATTTAAGAATATCTTGCGTTTTTTTGTCGTAATTGATAAGAAGCCATGCATTATACATGGAAAAGATTAGACCGTCCATTTTTATACCCTATTATTGTTGTTATTGTTATTTTGGTATCGTCATATACTACTATATTATATAAGCCTTGTCAACAGTTCATCGTAACTATCTACACAAGATTCCCTGATGACATAGTAATATGGTATCCCATATAATATGATTTCAGCGCCCGATTCAATGCCAGCAGCCAAATCTTCAGTCATATAAGTAAATCTGAGCAGGTCGGTGAACACGCCTTTTGCGGATTCTTCGCCCATTTGATCGAATATGGCTTCAAAGACTTGCTTGTAATTCTCCGTCGAATTGGATACTTCCTTGCTATAGAGGAACTTATATCCATTTATAGGAAAAATGTAAAAAGAATCGGTGTTTTCGTTGATATTCTGTTCGAGGTTGGCCGAACCATTGGCAAATATCGCTCGTTCCCGCAGGTCGTTTAATTCGTCCTTAAAAGCACCATTGAAGGTATCGGAAAAGCCATTAGAATGTTTTCGTTTTCTAACCTTAACCTTTCGAAAATCTTCGTATGTATTAGGTAAATTCCGAAACACAGGCAAGCCCTCAGATTCTTCAAGAAAATGAGTACAGTGTTTTTTGATTAAATCGATATTACCAATATCGTAATTATGTACTAAATCGTCTACTCGCATAGACTTATTTATACAAAGAAGAAGTGGGCATAAATCCCACTTCTTTCTGCATTAGAAAGTAGCTGGACTATGAAGCTTCAGCTTCCAACTTGGCAATTAATTCATTTGCCCGTTGGATGTTTTTGGTAGTAATATACCGTGGACACCGCTTGATGTTGTCCACCAGATAGCAAAATTCTATCTGATAATCGTACAATGTTGTCGTTACCCATTTACCGTCCCGATCCAAAGAGCGGTTGGCGCGAGTTCCGATTGCACGTGCGGCGGTTGAAGCTGCCTTGGAAAAGGCGCGTGATAAGTATTTTATCACATCTTCGGTATTAATCTCTTTTTCCATGAAAAATCCTCGAAAAATTGATACCATGCATTAGGGATTTAACCCAATGCCCCCATGCTTATTAGCACTGATGTGAGTTTATAATACTATTGTTGAATTGTCAAGCACTTTTAGGTGTATTTGGCAGGGTATAAATCTATTTGGGTCTCTAAGGTCATTTCCATGTCAGACAAAATATCATATACCCCATCGTAAAGCGA